TTATAACTCCAATAAAATATAAATACACTATATTATACCACATTGGAGTATAAATGTCAAGTCTTTTTAGCGTCAGAGGACATCTTCCAATTCTTCTTCACCTTCAGGTACGTACGTCTTCAACTCGGTAACAATGATCTTCTGAATCGAAGGTGCTGCACCAAATTTAGCAGACATCTTGTGACGGTAAGAGCTAACCAGTGCTGTTACTTTAGTGCCGTTACCAATCGTTGAAATGTCAACCTTGTTACCATCCGCATCTACAGGCTCAAACAGAAACTTAGACTTACCGACAATGTACTTGCCTTGTGTGTCTTTCTCTTTGATCTTGATGCCCAACTCTTCCAAGGCTGCTGCTGCTTTATCAGACAGATCACCAAGGGTACATTCGTACTTATCGTTCTCCTCATTAAACTTAGTGTTGAAGTTTGCCATCCAGTTAGCCCAATAGAGGGAGCCAGAGACTTTAACGGGTTTAATACTACTCATTTCATTTTCCTTTAAAAGTGCCTTTTCAGGCGGTGGTGCGAGTGGAGGGACTCGAACCCTCAAACCTTTCGGTGGCAGATTTTAAGTCTGCTGTGTATACCGTTCCACCACACTCGCTAATTCTTACCTCAGTTAAGTCGATCCTTGATCTTCTTTACTGTTTCCATGTCTCTTGCTACTCCCTGTAAGTACTCAAGAGATGCATATAGGATAGCATAAACATCCTCAAATGTCAAGCTATCTGTCTTAGAAATATCAAAATTATTTTCAAAGACATCAAAGCGAATACTTCCTATGTACGCTCCATCTTCATCGTCAATGCGTTTCACGCCAGTTCCTTCCTATTTTGTATTCGCCATCCAAGGGACACCGTAATCTATAGAACTCTCCTGCCTCAATGATTGATTGTCTGAAGGCTTTACCTACATCCTCAGCAATATCCTTAGGACATTCAAGCTGTGCCTCATCGTGGACATTGGCAACATACTTAACAGGCCATTTGTTAGCCTTACGTTTGTCATCAAAGATCACGAGAGCCTTCTTCATTACGATAGCGCCTGCTCCTTGCAGTAAGCTATTAAGTGCTGCGTGTTCGGAACGTACCCATATCTTCCTTCCATCCAACCCCGGTACAAAGCCCTTGCTCGCATATCTGCTAACCGTATCACGTAGCCTCTGGAGCGAGGGAGTCCCTTTAAGGAAGGCATCAATGAGCTTTGATCCCTCTTTCGCTCCACCACCCACAATAGAACCGATCTTCGCAGGGCCAGCACCATACAAGAACGCATAAATGAACGTCTTTGCTTGGTCTCTAGTCTGAAGTCCCGCCGCCTTCTGGTTCTTCGTGTGGACATCCGAGCCATCTTTAGACGATCCCTCACAGACAGTTTTGACATACTCATTATCCTTCATATAGTGAGCTAGCATACGAAGCTCCAGACCTGAAGCATCACAGCCTACCAGCACATTACCATCTTCAACAGTCCAGCACTCCCTACACTCAGGCCCATAAATAGAGCCTGCATTAGGAATCTGAGCCATGTTAGGGCTGCTATGGGTCATACGACCTGTAACAGCACCGTTAGTGATGACCTTACCGTGAACCCTACCGTCCTTACCTACAGCTTCCATCCATGACTCAATCTGACTGATTCGTTTGTTCAGCATCAGATATTCAGCAATGAGTTTAGCCTCAGGTATGTTCAGCTTCTCTAGCACAGCTTCATCCACAATCGGATGACCTGTCGGTGTAAAGTCCTTAGGCTTCCACCCAAGTTCCTTCAGCTTCTCTCCGATTTGTTGTCGTGATCCGGGGTTGAAAGTAACCACGCTATCTTTGAGTCGCTTTCCTGTTTTGTCAGAGATTCTCTCAACAGTGACAGGAGGCCATCTCTGTTGCATTCGCTCATATATTCCTGCCACTTTTGACTTGATGTCAGTAAGTAAGCAGGTTGCGTAGATTTGGTCAAGTTTAAACCCATTCCTTTCTTGTTGAGCAATGATATTTGCTACACGATGTTCTAGGTCGATTGCTTCTCGGTTAATGATTCCTTTCTTTTCTGGAAACAACTCATCGTTATACTCCACATAGAAATCCTTTAATTTGTCTTCCAAATGATGGTACAGCTTAGCAGTAACCTCAACGTCCCTAACACAGTAATGCTCAAGAAGACTATCAATAGGCTTGTCAAAGCATTCACCTTTGTACTCCTCTTTCCTATCCATCATCCACTGCCAAACGGCTGTGTAGTCAATCTTTGGGAACCCTAGAGTATTTCCCCAAGCTTCGAGGCTGTGTCCTGTCTCTCTGCTCGGATCGAGAAGCCTGCTTACTATCAATGTATCGTAAACCTGCTTCAACTGAATCCGAGTCTTCCATAAGCGATTCAATACTGGTGCATCGAAACTTATGCCGTTGTGCATGACTATCAACGATACGTCCTTTAAATACTCCCGCAGGCTGTCGGCTACTTTCCATGACTTTACTTCTCCAGTGTCAATGTCTTTAGTCACAACAAGATGAATCTTATCGTGTGCTAGGTTTGTCTCAATGTCGAGGACAATCCTCATAGCAATCCTTACTTTACGTGACTAACGTCACTTGATATTAAGCCACAATCCAATCTGAGCAAAGGCGTAACCTGTCCAGATCATCCCGTTAGAGATTTCTCCCTTGCTCCATTGTAGCACACCTACTACCAGATAACCTACTCCGGTAGCTCCTACGATTAAATGTTCAATCGTCATGTTCATCATCCTTCAACGGTTCCTCTTCCAAGGCCTTACCCATAGGTTCTTCCTTTACCCTGTCCCTTCCAAAGATAGCATCCCATCGGTTTGCATAGTCCTCATTGCTCACTTGTTTAGGGCGGCTACCTGAGCCTTTACCGCCATGCCATGCTGTCATTTTTGTTCCTTTTTACGAATATAGGTCAAGAGCTTCAAAACATAGTCAGCTTCCGCATAATCCATACAAATATAATTTTCTTGTACAGCTGAAGAATAACTAGGAAAGTGAAAAATATATCCGTTCCCACTATCTTGGACTTCACACAACAAGCCAACATTAGAGCAGTATCCTTCATGTGCCCACAAGAAATAATTTTCACCGTCAGATGTTTCTATTTTTTCTTTTGTTTGCTCGCCGTCATCAAAGATGTCACCTTCAATCAAGTCTTTAACTTGTGCTGTTAGCTTATTGAGCTGATCTAAAATTTCATCATATTTCATAACACTTCCTCTTCAACTTCGACCATACGTCCAGTATAGCCATTATATTGTAACTTACAAGCAGGGCCAGTTTCCCCGTTGTACCGATTTTTAGCCACTGCAATCTTGGTCAAGTGTCGTTCATCCTCGTTCTCGGCCATGCTGTTACGCTCCAACGTGATCACTGCATCGCTCAACTGTGCAATAGCGCCAGAGCCTCGCAACTGAGACAGAGACACACTACCACCATCCTCGTGTCCTTGGTTGCCCTGAGGACGTTTAAGGTGACTCACGCAGATCAAGGTGATGTTCAGCTCCTGCACCAGTGTACGCAGCTTTGTCATCATGTTGTCAATAGCTTTACGTTCATCTCCCAAGTCTTGACCACTAACCACGATACTAATATGGTCAAGGAAGATAACCCGACAATCACACGCCTTAGCCATATATCTGATTCGATTACTAATGTTGTCCACATCAGAACTACCAAAGTGGTCAAATAGATAAATGCGATTACTTCCCAGTGTAGCATCAAAAGCCTCCTTCAATTCCTGTTCAGTGGTGGGCGTATCAGGTAAGTGTAACAGTTTGTTAGCGTGTAACGACATGATACTTCGTGCTGTCTTACGTGTTGACTCTTCCAAGAATAACCCACCAATGTTCCACTTTGTTGTCTTCAACAGGAAGTATAAGATCTCCCTGAGAAACTGACTCTTACCCAATCCACTACCTGCCGTGACCGTAATCAAAGTAGCAGGAAACAAACCGCATAAGAGCTTATTCAAACCCTTCCAAGGGTAACGTGCTTCAGGCATAGGCTCAGGCTTAGAAACTTCCTCCCAGAGATCAGCAGCGTTAACGATACCATCAGGCACATAAGGGGCAGCCTTCCACCAAGCATTAACAAACTCTTTGGTAGCTCCTGCAATCAGGTACTCACAGGCATCCTTGTAACCATCCTTGTACTGCATGATCTTGGCTTTGTTGCCGAACAATTCAGCTACCTCTTTAGCAGCCTTCTTCCCCGGTTCATCACCATCAAAGCAGATAACCACTGACTCAAAGCTATTCAACCATTCATACTGTGCTTTACAGTCCTTTAAAGCTGCCTGTGCTCCGTTTCGAATTGAGACACTAGGCCACTGAGAACCGGTAAGCTGGTATCCTGCGAGTGCATCAAGTTCTCCTTCATAAACTGTGACGTACTTCCCGCCTGTGTGAAAGAGATTTTGACCGAATAGAGTGGCTTCTTTAAAGCTTCCGATGATACTGAAACTTTTGTCAGCAACACTACGAACCTTACAAGCTGTTCGAGTTCCTCCGTTGTCATGGTACGGATAATAGTGTTTTCCGTCATCTTGTGTTACTCCAAATTTCTCACACGTTTGCTGTGTAATACCTCGTTCAGGTATTGACTTTACAGTGCCTTTGATTTCCAACTTCTTAGGAGCAATAGCATCCTTCATAACTGATCTTTCTTCGTGTTCATGTTCAAATTCGGTTGTTCCGCACTTGAAACAATGTGTATGCCCATCATCATAGAGCGAGTTAGCATCGGTGCTACCACAGTGCTCACAAGCGATATGCTTGAGGAACTTACTGGTCATGTTACGTTCCTTTCAGTCACTGGTTCCCCTTGCTCCTGCGTTCGCTGAACGCTCACGGATGGCGTCACGCAGGCTTACGCAGATGTCAGACCCATCCTTGTCGTTGTGGCAAGCCAGAATCCCAGCTAATTCATCACACACCTTTGCACACGCCTCTCTTTCGGCTGCGGCGCTGACGGCCACCAACTCCATCAGACGCTGCATCATGAAGTCGTGTGTCCAAGTCTGGAAACGCTCTGCCTTGCTGTATTGGTCAGCAATCTCACGAGCCATGTCTATCGTGTCTCTCATTTGTATAAGTCCTCATCAATACATTCTTTAACTTCTTCCCACTCTGATTCACCTAAGGCATCAGCGATATTAATATCAAACAGGAACACTTTAACGTTATCCCAATCAATGTCCCAGAAGTCACCTCGTTCGTCATAGTCAAGCTCTGCACTGTACTCTATGACTACATCGGCACGACCATGCCCAATTCTAGCTTTAAAACTGTTCGTCATGATAAGACAACCTTCAACAATGTTAAGACGATCAAACATAGAAAGACAATCATT